AACAAATTACACTCAAGATAAATAACAATGGACGCTAAACAAGTTCTTGCAGAGTTAATACAATCGGTCAACGAAATTGATTTATACAATTTCTTATTACTTTATTCAAATATAGGAATTAAGAGTGAAAATGAAGTTTACGATGAAACCGATTATGGAGAAATTAGGCATGATCAAATCAATGCTTGGATTGATAAAGCTATAGAAGCGACTTACGAAAAATCAGAAAAAAATGACCGTCCTAATATTGAATAAACGCTAGGATTATTAAAGTAAAATTAAAAATCTGTAGGAGTAAATAAATGATTAACGTAATTCAAAGAAGTGGAGAAACTCGTCCCTTAGACATTACCAAAATTCGCCAAGTAGTTGAATGGGCGTGTGAAGGATTAGAAGTCAATCCCCTCGCTTTAGAATCAGGATTAACTTCTCGATTACGAGATGGGATTACCACTAGGGAAATTCAAGAAAATTTAATCAATGTCGCCACACAATTGTTTTGTGTAGAAGAGACTGATTGGAAGTATGTAGCTGGAAGACTTCACGTCTGGGGACTGTGGAAGGATACTAGGATCAAGAGAAAATTTGGCGGTTATTTATCTCGCACGGTTTTCAGAAGATTAGAAGGAACTAGCTACGCTAAATATGTCCAGTGGCAAGTGGATAGAGGTGTTTATGATTCAAAAATCACAGAAATCTATGACGAAAAAGATTTAGAGATTGCGGGGGAGTGGATATACCCAGAATACGATAAAGATTTTGACTATGCTGGTGCAATCATGCTGTCAGAAAGGTATTTGCTTGATTGTGAATTACCTCAAGAGGCTTTTTTGACTTGCGCTTTATTACTTGCCAGTGTAGAAGAGAAACCAGAAGATAGATTAAGTTTTGCTCATCAAATCTACCTAGCCATAGCCCAAAGAAAAATCTCTCTAGCTACCCCAATTTTAGGCAATTTAAGAACCCCTAATGGTTCTTTAAGTAGTTGCTTCATCGTAGCAATGGAAGACAATCTAGAGAGTATTTTTAGCGAGATTACTAATACTGCTCGCATCTCCAAGAATGGCGGCGGTGTTGGGGTAAATGTAAGTAGAATTCGTGCCACTGGTAGCTCGGTTATGGGGAAAGCTAACGCTTCTGGGGGGATTATTCCTTGGATTAAATTACTCAACGATACAGCTATTGCAGTAAATCAGGGGGGAAGACGCGCCGGGGCAGTAACTATCGGTGTTGACATCTGGCATTTAGATGTGCCAGAATTTCTGGAAATGCAAACGGAAAACGGTGATCAAAGACGCAAAGCTTATGATATTTTTCCCCAATTAGTTATCACCGATGAATTTATGCGTCGGGTGATAACTAAAGCCGAGTGGACATTAGTTGATCCTTATGAAGTTCGGATAAAACTAGGGATAGAATTAGCAGAACTATGGGGGGACAAATTTGAAGAGGCTTATGAATTAATTGAAGATAGTCTAGGAACAAAAATTACGCTCTACAAAAAGGTTAACGCTAGGGAGTTATTTAAAGATGTTATGCGCTCTCAAATTGAGACGGGTATGCCATATCTTGCCTTTAAAGATACCATTAACCGGGCTAATCCTAATAAACACGACGGGTACATCCCTCAAGTTAATTTGTGCTGTGAAAGCTTTTCTAATGTCACACCGGGTAAAACAGCCCATTGCTGTAATTTAGTTAGTCTTAATCTTGCTAACATTGACACTCCTACTAATTTATCAGAAATGTGTCATCTTGCTGTCAGGATGCTTGACAATACTATCGACCTCACTTGTCCCCCAATTGGCGAGGCTAAAGAACATAATGATAAATATCGAACGATTGGAGTTGGGGTTATGGGATTAGCTGATTGGTTAGCTAAACGTAAATTATCGTATAAATCTTTTTCATTTATCAACATTTTGTTTGAAAATATTAGCTATTTTTGTACTCAAGCTTCAATAAAATTAGCTAAAGAACGCGGACATTATCAAGCCTTTTCTAGCAGTGAATGGGATCAAGGTAAATTATTAGGGACTAAACCATTAGATTGGTTTAAGTCAAATTCTCCCCATAAATCTCACCATTTTTATAGATGGCAACGACTAGCTTCCGATGTACAACGCTACGGGATTAGAAACTCCCATATTACTGCTATAGCCCCCAATACCACATCATCTTTAATTCAGGGTTGTACTGCCAGTGTTTTACCTGTCTTTAAGCGGGTATTTACAGAAAAAAACTCAAAGGGTGCTATCCCTAATTGCCCTCCTTTTATTAAGGATTTCTTTTGGTATTACCAAGAGAATCAAAATCTTGATCAAAAGATTGTCGTTCAAGCGATTGCTGAAATGCAAAAATGGATTGATACAGGGATTTCTATGGAATTACTTTTCAACCTTAATCAAGGGATTTATTTTCCTGATGAACCTAACCGCGCATTAACAGCTAAAGACATTTATGAAACCCTAGTTTTAGCGTGGGAATCAGGATGTAAAGCAGTCTATTATGTACGAACTGTTCAAAAAGATAATCTTAAAGAGTCTGACAATAGTTGTTCTAGTTGCGCCAATTAATCATGAATATTATCTTTAATGTAATTTTATGTACTGTAGGTCTTGTAGTTAGCACAATATTTGCCCTAACTGTTTTTTCAATTTCGTTTTATACAATTGGTTGGCTTGAAGGTTTTGTTGAATGTTTTATTGAAATTCTTGAAGATTTTATCAATACTCGAAAAAATAAATAATCATCATGGCAATAATAATTATTAACTTTCTAGCAACTATTGTATTAAGTATATTTTTACTTTATACTGCTTTAATTTTTGCTGTTGTCTTGTGTAGAGTGTTTTTTAGATTTAAGACTAATTTAATCTACGCAGTTAAACAATTCAAATACTATTTAACAGATGAATATAATCGGATTAGTTCTTGTAAATATTATAATCCTGAAACTCATAAAGACTTTAATTTGAAATGTAGTGTAAATCCTTCTATTTCTTGTGTACAATGTAGAGAGTGGGAACCAAAGTAAAGTAAAACTATGTCATTGATCAGTCTTAGCAATAAAATGCCCATTTCCCCGATCTTCAATCCATCGGGGGATGATGCGATCATAAACCGTTCGATCTGGTTTGGTAACACTACCAACCTAATGCAATTAAATGACGTTCGCTATGCTTGGGCGGTAAGTTTGTATCAACAAATGCGCGAGAATTTTTGGATACCACAAAAAATAGATATCACCCAAGATGTGAATGATTATAACAATCTAACCCCTGACGAAAAACGTGCCTATGATGGTATTTTGTCTTATTTGACTTTTCTTGATTCTGTACAGACCTGTAACATTCCCCACTTAAAATCTTGCGTCACAGCCCCAGAGATTAGCCTTTGTATGGCAGAACAAATCTCTCAAGAAGCTATGCACAATCAAAGTTATCAATACTTAATTGAGACTATTATTCCCTCAAACAAAAGGGCTGAAATTTATGATTTATGGCGCACCGATAAAGTTCTTAAGGATCGCTGTGAATTTATTGCTAGTTCTTATCAAAAATATATTGACAGCCCAACACAGAGTAATTATTTTGGTTCTCTTGTTGCTAATTATATTCTAGAAGGACTGTATTTCTATAATGGGTTCCAGTATTTTTATAATTTAGCTTCTAGACATCTAATGGCTGGAAGTGCCGATATTTTTAGGATGATTAATCGAGATGAATTGAGTCATGTTCGTTTGTATCAAAAATTAATTGTGGAAGCATTGCAATTATTCCCAAAAGAGCCAATTAAAAAAGGTATAGCAAGTTCATTTTTAGAGGCTGTCAATCAAGAAATTAATTGGTCTAACCATATTATCGGTAATCGAATACTAGGAATTACTGAAGAAAGTATAGATCACTATACCAAATACCTTGCCAATATTCGACTAAAAGCTATTGGTTTAAATCCAATTTTTGCTGAAGATAAATACAAAAAATCTCCCTATTCCCATTTAGAGAAATTCTCTGATACTCAAGGAGAAGGTCACACTAAGTCGAACTTTTTTGAAGCTACTGTTACCAGTTATGTTATGTCTTCTGGCTTAACGGGATGGGATAAAATTTAACAGTATCTTTGAAGTGCTGTTTTTAGTTCAATCTGTGATGTTAATCATAGGGGGTTCTTCGTTACTTGTTATGGTTCGATAGGGAGCATAAATTGACTAAATCCTTATCTTACAAAAGACTTAATTGATTAGTTCGCTCTAGATAAAAGACAATTGGCAAAAATTGCAGCAATATCTGTCTCTATAAGGGCTTAATCTCTTATAACCCCGTCGATTGCATAAGGCAAACCGAAACCCGATAATATTAAGTTGGGGGTGTACTAAAATAAGGATGGGTTGATATTAAGGTATTTTGAGTACCATCGTTCCAAGCTATCACACCTTCGATCAATGCAATTTCTTGGGGAGTTAGCAGTTGGTTTGCGCCTACAAAATGACGAAACGCCCCTAACCAAGTTTGGTCTAAGACTGCTTGATTAGAGCCAATTGCCAGAGTTGTTGATACAGCCGAAGCAGATGTGGCAGTGTAAACACTAGCAGGCATTGGTAAAATAGTATTAGATTGCGCTCGCCCCCCCTGGGAAAGTGATGAGGTAAATGCCTGGTTAGTATTTAAAGTTGCCGCATTTGAATTACTTCTAATTCTAGGAGTTCCACCGGGCGCAGTTCCAGAGCTAATACAATTAAAGGATGGAAAAAGAGATTCAGTGCCATTAGCATAATAAGTGCTAAAAATTTGATGGCGGTAAGGCAAGCTTGCATTACATATTAATCTCCGATTTCCAGCAGAATTTAGGCTACCAAAGGAAGGCTTGCCGCCAAATAAAGAATCACTAGCAAAATAGGTCAAACGCAAAGAATTTGTGTTCTGTACTCCGTTTCTGTCGTTTCCAGTTAAATCTGTCGCTCCTGCAATCAATCCGTCAATTACTACTAAATTATCAGCTGAATACCAAAAATTAAGCTTGGATGCTAATTGAACAGCGCAAGCTTGAGGTGATAAAATTGCTGTACTACTGCTGGGACTAGCATTAATTATTAGCATTAATTAAAAACCGCAGACACTTTAAGAATATTTTGATTTAGCAATTGAGCCAACAGATTTTCGTCGTTGAATTGTTCCGAAACTGCCTGCAAAATATCCGATTCAGAAATCGGATTTAATTTTCCTTCGTTATTAATAGAAATCACAAGTCTTGGAGTTTCTCCAAAAACTGCTGCCGTCATCCCCAATTTAGCTACATTTAACTTAACATAAGGATTAAAAACAATCATTTCTGATAGAATCCTTTTGTAAACATAAAATCGGACAGATTGATCATCGATTAAATTAGGCTTGATTTCACTATCAAAAAAAGCTGAATTAGTTGACATTTCATTGAAAGACCCAGCCACATTTGTTAATGCGATTTGGTATCTTTCAATATGTTCGGGACTATTTAAAAATAAGCTTTGAGCAGTTAAACTATTAGGCATTTAAGTTAGCGATGCTGTTTCGCGGAAAATTAACAAAAAAGGGATACTCAATGGTCCACCAGTAACGCTGGTAATATCGAATCGAATTTCTTGAGCAGTAGTAATAATTTGTCCTTGTCCGGATACTGTAAAATTAGCCTGGGCAGTAGTAAGAGATAGACTAGATAGTCCTGGTATTGCCCCAAAAGAAGCGCCACTACCAAAGCTAAAAGTTATCGTAGCACTTCCCACGGTTGTTTTTAAGTTTCGCACCTCTAAAAGAGTAATTTCTCTTAGAAAAGAGGTAACAGGAATCTGCTCTGCAGCAGAAATATTCCTAATAGTTACCTTCTCGTCTTGTAACCGACTAACAACCCATCGGGCTGTAGTAATCGAATCTAAAGTGTCAGTAGGACCAAGAAATTCTTTCACAATACTAAGCTAGTAATTTGGCTACAAATCCATTCACAGAAGGTACTGCTGTAGAGGCAAAAGTTAGACGGATTGAAGTATTACTCAATCGTTCCGTAAAAACTCCTACAGTATCTCTATTACCGCTATTGCGAATTACTTCTACGCTGGGATTAGTATCAGTCAGGGTATGTGTGATCACAAACACTGTATTAGTTCCATCTCCAAAAGGATTAGTAGTTACTGATCGCCGCTTTCCGGACCAACTGGCAAGCAAAGAAGGTGTAACATATTTGGCTGTGTCTGTTCCCGCTTCTAATTCGGCTAAAGTAGCACGCTGTACTTTACCTGCTGTGGTTTCACTTGCGTCGGGAATTCCGGCCCCATGAACTTGCCAGATTACGGGGGAAGTTCCCAATGTCACGGATTGAGTAATCTGCCTGTAAGTCACGCCCTCATCGTTATTCCCACTACCAGAGGCAACAGTTACAATCGCGTTTCTGAGTTCGGCTCCTGTACTAGCGTCAGCAGTGCGGGTAGCTGGAACAGAATCTCCGTTCCAATTGTATAACCCGTTTTCTGTGTTATTAGTTTGATTTGCGGCAATAAAGCGAGAATTGGCTAAACTCATAGTTACCCCACCAATTGTCGAGCCAGGAGCATTTAAATTGATATTTGATGGGGCAGAAGCAAATACTGCGTCTTTGTAATCAAACCCTTCCAGAAGAGCATTTAAAGTACCAAAATTGACCAAATCGTTAGGATTTTCTGGGGCAACAGAAGCCCGAATTTTTCCTTTAAATTCAGTGTCAGACCAAAATTCGATGAATGTCATGATTTTTACCTCGATAAAATTGCATAACCACTAAAGGGACTACTAAAAATAATTTGAGTAGTATTTAAAGAAAGGTTTTGTACAAAAGCTTCTATTTTTACTCCTCCTGAACTAAAAACTTGAGTTTGTGGCTCAAAGCCTAAATTGTGATTTATTAGCCAAGTGTTTGAAGCAATAGATTGAGTGTGCTTGTAAAAAGCACTTCCCTCTCCCGGTAGTCCAGGAGAACCCCGAACATCAACAGCAGAGCTAATTGAAGAAACTAATCCAGATGGACCGATATACCCACCCGTTGCTGGAGGAGTACCCGAACCTCCTATCCAATTAACTACCTGAAAAACCCGGCGATTACCATCAGTAACTAGGGACAAAACAGGCGACCATCCAGCACCTCCAAGAGTAGCTGAAACAATTACTTGCCTAGAACTTCCAGTTATTTCAATTGGCATCAAACTTCCCCCCTAACGACTACGGGAATTAAATCTAGTCCTAAAGGTTCAACAACGAGCCGATTAGCAATAGTTTTAGATGCCTCTAAGTCAGCTTGCCAGTAATCTCTTCCCACTTTTGGCTGTCCGATTTCCTTAAAAGAGACAGGAGTAACGTCCATCTCGGCAGTGATATTGCTATCGATAATTAAATGAAAATAAGTATAATTTTGATATTCAATTGGGTCTTCTCCCTCTTCATTAGCAGGTAAAATAAAATCCCCAAACTGCAATTCATCAACTCGCCCGACTGCCATGCGATCTTCTCCAAATTGCTTTGCTACATAAAAATTAATGTTCCATGTAGTAAAATCTCCCTGAATAAAAAACTCCTCATCCCAAGTCGATCCCTTTTTAATCTCAATAACAATTTCACTGGCAATCGTAGGATACGATTGCCCTTTAAGAAAATAGTTACCAGTAAGGACTTTTTGAGCCATCGATGAGGTGCGTACTGTTTCTTGTATTATATCTTGAATTTTCTTTTTTGAGATATAATAAAAAGTAATCATATTTATACCTTATACTACTGCGCTCTTTTATACCGCACCCGGGAGCGCGGTTATTTTTTTGTCTTGACAATTCTATTAAGACTATGAGAGAATCTTTTTTAAAGATTGACTTGGATTACCGCCCTACGAGGGAGCGGTATTTTTTTATCTATCCGTATTACATATACTACAAATACTACAGAGCGATTGTTCTTTTGTAATTTGATTGTTAATAAGGTTATTAACAATCAAAACCTTTACAGGGTATAGGTTCTAGAGTTTGTTGATAATGTTGATGCCTTATAAAGAAAAAAGAAAAGAAGATGTAT